CAAAACAGGAGAAACCCTCCTGTTTTTTTTATGCCTATTTTCGGGCAGTCACCACCACATGTTGTGTTTTTGTAAAATAATTATACTATATATAGTATAATATAGTACTAATTTCATTTTTTTCCAAACCTCACAATAAAACTTGTTATAATATAGGCGTATTAAATACAAGGAGTCTATATTATGACAACTCAGGACGCAAATGCACCGAAAAAGGTAAATGTAGATGGTCAAACAGTTGAAATGCACCCTCTTGATGAGCAGATTGAGCTAGACAAATACACTAAGGCAAACACGGCAAATGGTACTGGCAAGATGCCTTTTAGGATTTTACGAATGAAACCAGGGGGATCATTACAATAATGATAAAAGGTCTGTTAAGTAAATTCCTTGGTAAGAAGTCAAAGATAAACAAAAGCCCTAATTCTAACGATAAAAAATATGTGAGTGCTCACAAAGATTTAGTTCAAGCTAATAGATATTTAAAAGCAGGCTATGATTCGGCTGGTACTTCAAATGAATTAGACAACAGATGGACAACGGTCTCCTCTGGAACTTTTGATAGCATAGCAACTCCTGGTGTAAGAAAAAACCTTCGTGACCGTGCAAGAGATGAAATTTGTAATAATTGTAATGCCATTGGTATTATCAGAACTCTTGTTAATGATACGGTTGGAACTCAAGTAAATTTACAGGTACAGACAGGTGATCCTGTTTTAGATACGATAATTGAGCGGGAATTTAAAAACTGGTCTGAAGCGGTTTCGCTTGTTGAAAATCTACAGGTTGCCAGAAAATCAAGAATAGAATCGGGTGAGGTGTTTTTCATAAAGAAAAACAATCCTAAACTTGACAGCCTGTTTCAGTTGGATTTTCAATTATTAGAACCTGAATATGTTACATCTTACGGCAATATAAAAAGAAATGATGTTTTTCAAAACATAGACGGTGTTTTAGTAGGTAAGCATGGCGATATTCTAGGCTATATGATAAATACAAGCGGTAAGGAAGTTTTCCACAGCGCCTCTAAAGTTATTCAGTACATTAGAAAAGATAGACCTACTCAATATAGAGGTGTTCCAGAAATAACACAAGCGTTGTCGTTATTTGTAATGCACAGAAGATTTGCTAATGCAGTTTTGGCAGCCGCTGAAACAGCCGCTAATTTTGCAGTGTTACTTCAGACAGATGGTTCAGCAGGTGAGTATGATATTGGTGACGATTATGAGACAGTCGAGGTTCAGTCAAGGTCAATAATGACAATGCCTGAAGGTTATAAAGGTTTACAGCTTAAAGCAGAACAGCCCACAACTACATATTCTGAATATAACAGAGAAATAATTCATCAATTAGCACAGTGCTTTCAAATGCCTTTTATATTTGCGTACGGCGATTCTTCAGACGCTAATTATTCGTCACACAGAGGTGACTTTCAGAGATATTTTAAAGCACTTTTGGTTGAGCGGGAAATAATAGAGCATCAGATATTAAATAATCTTTTAAGTGATTGGTGGCAAGAGGCAAAAGTTATAATACCAGGTGCTGGTCAATATGAAACGACTAAAGAATTAAATTACTCCTGGTATTGGGACGGCTTTGAACATATAGATCCTAAAAAAGAAGCAGATGCAAATGTAATATTAAAGAATGCAGGTCTGCTAACTGATAAAGATTATTTCTCAGGCAAGGGTCAGGACTGGCAGAAAAAATATATTCAGCTTTCCAAAGAAAAAAAAGAGCGAGAGAGACTTAATTTATTAGTACAAGATACAATTGATGAAAATATACAAGAGGAGATTGAGGATGACGAATAAAAACTTGGTTCATAATTTCAGTTTGAATTCAAACATGATTTTTTGTGCTAAAGAAGATAGTGAAGATGACATTCAAAATGGTTTTATAAACGCATATAATGGTGGGCTTATGGATGTTGGCATGCCAGCACCTGTTGTTGTTAATCTTGAAAACATGAGAGCTATTAAAAAAGGAACTCCGATATTTAAAGACCATAACCCACAAAGGGTTATTGGTCATATTACAAAGGCATCTAAAAGTAATGTTGTTGATCTTAATATAGTATTTAGTGGAGCAAACGCAGACACTATAGAGATCATTGAAAGTGGAAAAAACGGATTTCCATGGCAAGCGTCAATCGGTGCTAGTGTTGGAAAGTATCAGTTTATAGAGGGTGGAAAATCTAAAACTGTTAATGGTAAAGTAATAACAACTAATGATGGTTTTTATATCGCAAATAACACCAAGTTAAAAGAGGTTTCAATAGTCTCACTTGGTGCTGATGAAACAACTAAAACAATCGTAGCCTGTCAATGGGATGGGCAAGAACTTTTACAGTCTGAATATAAAGGAGAAAATATGACTGACAAAAAGATGGTTGAGCCTGGAATTCAGGCTGATGAAAAAGTCGAAGGCGAAAAACAGGTTGACGCATCCAAAGTGGAAGCCCCTGTTAAAACAGAAGAGCCTACAGTTGAAGTAAAAGCTGAAGTTCCTGCTGTTAAAGTAGAGGAAGTTGTTGAGGCTAAAGAGGTTGAAAACAAAGACCTTATTGAAGCCAAAGCAAAACTTAATGAACTTGAAAAGAAAGTAAATGATAACCAGGAACTGCTTGAAGCAAAGGAGAAGATTAAGGCAATGGAAGCTAAAATAAATGAAGACCTAGAAAGCGTTAGAGCTGCAAGGGCTGATCATGTTGCGGTTGAAGTTTTCGAATCAAATCAGAAACCAGTGCTTGAGGCAACAGCTATTTTGAAAGCTGGTTTGAGTATAAAAGATTTTGACAAAGACCTTCAGATACAGGCAAGAAAAAATGTACATAAAACGCTTATGGATATTGGAAGAGAAGCTTGTGAGATGGAAGGTATATCTGTTAAGGGCATGGATCAGGAACAGACTATCAAAGCCGCTTTCTCTACAGCTACACTACCTGGCATAGTTGGACAGGTAGCAGACAAGAGTCTTATCGAAGGTTACGAAGGAGTTGATCCTACAGTTGATAGAATTGCTAGGGTTCGAAGCGTATCTAATTTCCATTCTCATACTCGTTATAGACTCGCTGGTACTGGTGCTTTGATACAGGTTGGACAGGATGGCGATGTTGAACATGGTACACTGAGTGAAGACACATTCACGAATCAGGCTAAAACATGGGGAAGTAAAATAAGTCTTTCCAGGCAGAACATTATAAATGATGAGCTTGGTGCTTTTGCTGAAATCCCATTTATGCTTGGAAGACAGGCTGCCTTGAAAAAAGAATCTGAATGCTATTCTGCAATCACTGATACGGCAAGTTTCTTCACATCTGGTCATGGTAATCTGAACGAGGGGACAACCACAGCACTGAGTATAGACTCACTTTCAGACGCTGAAGTTTCATTGATGGCAATGAAAGACGCTGCTGGTAATCCTATAAATGTTAGAGGTTCTTTCCTTTTAGTACCGCCTGCGCTCAAGGCAACAGCACAGCAGATTTTCAATAGCACTGAACTGAATGAAACTACTACTGCTAACACACCAAAGCCTGTCAACAATCCTCACGCTGGAATGTATGAACCAATATGGAGTCCTTATTTAACCTCTGACAGTTCCACAGCTTGGTATTTAATGGCTAATCCAGCGGATGTCCCTGCTATCGAGATTGCATATCTTAATGGTCAGACAACTCCAATGATTACACAGTTTGAAACAAATGGTGTTCTTGGCATTACTTACATGGTTGTTTATGATTTCGGTATTTCTATGCAGGATTACAAAGGCATCATAAAGAACACAGGTGTTAGCTAGAATTTATAAATAAATTAAAGCCCTCTTTAATTAGAGGGCTTAACAAGATTTCTTAAAGGAGAAATAAAATGGCAGAAGCAATCGTAAGAGTAGATCCAGGTCTGAATATGAAATATACATGCACAGCCGATGTTGTTGCTGGCGAAGTTATATTACAGGGCGAACTAATCGGAGTTGTTCAGACTAACGCATCTGATGGAGATGTTATTTATTTAGGCATTGAAGGTCAGTTTGAATGTCTAAAGGCTGTTACTTCAGGTTCAGCTTTAACCGCTGGAGCTATAGTTTATTGGGACGATACAAATAGTATAGTTACTACAACTGTTGGATCTAATAAGCAGTTTGGAAAAGTAAGAACAGCAGCTGCCGATTCAGCAACTAGTGTT